CATCAAATGCTACACCTAAACCTTCTGCAACTTTTTTAGCAACAGCATCTACTGGCTCAAAAGGTGTAGGCTCACCTATATCTTCTTGTTGATCTAATTTTTCTTTTATATATTCTTTAGCTAATAATGGATTTCTATAAGATATATCAAAAGCTTTTCTTTTTCCAAAATTTTGTGAAAAACCTAATGTAATAAATTTATTTACTTTATCAATAGCTTTATCTGCAAGATTTCTTTCTGCTTTAGTACCTTTTAACATATCGTCTATTACTTTTGGATAGTTACCAGCCATAAAGTTCTTTTTAGCTCCATTTAAAAATAAGTTATAATCTCTTAATAAAGAAAGACTATCACCACCTAAATCAAAACCATCATATATTCTAGCTATTCTATTTAATACTAATCTTTTGTGGTTTAGTGGACCAGCAAATATATCTACAAATAATCCAGCTTTATTTGCAGCACCAGTTAACCCGGGAGCATCTACTGCTCTTACACCAGCAGGACTTTGTATTATTTCTAAAGCATTAGCTAGTGATCTGTGAACATCAAAAAATTCTTTATTAAACATTTGTTGAATAGCACCTCTATTCTCATTTAAAAATTTATTTAAATTTTGTCCATTAAGACCTGTAAAAGAAACACCTAAATCAGCGTTTTGAGTTCTAGTATTTTTTATCATTCTTTCTAAAAATACTTGTCTTATATTAGTAAGCATTTCAGGCGATTGTTTATTTAAATTTGTAATTAATTGTTTAACATCAGCTTTATTTCCTAATCTTAAAATACTTTCAACTACTTGACCTGGTGCACCTGCGTCTAAAACATTTACATCAATTCCAGGTAAAGCTTTAGAAAATGTAGTTTGTATATCTGCTGTATTTTTAATTATATTATCGTAAGCATCTATTGCTTTTTGTGGTGTTTTAAAAAACTGATCATATTCTTTACCTAAAATATTTTTATATTGTGCTCCATATGTTTCTTTAAATTTATCAAAAGTCATCTTAGCTGGTTTACCTATTTCTGTAGGAGCAACTTCATCTAAATATTTTTCGTATAATGCTGCTTTTATTCTTTGTTTAGAAGAAGCATTAAATATTTTTCTATTATTAATTAAAGTTCCTAAAACTGCAGAGTTTTTTAAACCTTCTGGTCCTGGACTTACAAATTTATTAAATAAACTTGTTGATTCAAATTGAATTGCATTTTTTACTTTTGGAGTATTTCCATAACCAAATGTTTGAGCAAAATCTTGAAAATAAGATTGTCTTTTAGCATTAAGTAATTCATCAAATTCTATAATTTTTTTAGCTGCTTCAGGATTACTTATTAACGCATCATCTATAATATTATTTAATTCGCCTTTTAGTTGTCTTACTGTATTTTTAATAGGTCCTGTTTGTAAAGTTTGATCTACGTTTGTTGCTAAAGTTTTTAATTGTACAACATCTTTTAAAGATAAATCTGCTGTTTTAGCAGCTTTTAATCCTTTTTCAATAGATGTTAATTTTGCTAATTGACTTGTTGCTCCTACTTCATCTCCTAATGTTTTAAATAAATCATTTATAGCTTTATCATTTAAATATTTAGATTGTTGTTCTGGTGAAAGTTTTTTTAACTGCTCAGGAGTAAGAGTTTTAAATTTAGGTCTTTTATATTTTTTAATTAATTTATTTGCAGTATTTAAAGTTTTTAAATCTAAAGGTCCTACTGTAATTTTATTTGTTAATTGTAATTTATCTATTTGATCACCTAAAGCTCCAATTCTTTTTTCTAAATTACCTGTAGCACCAGCAAAATCAATATTAAATTCATCTATAATATTATCAGTTTCAGTCTTAAATATTTTATTTTTAGTTCTTTGTATTTTTTTAAATGCTTCAGCAGCCTCATCAGAAGTATTTGCAAGTTCTAAATTTCTAATATTTTTAGCTTCATCATCTATTAATTTGATTGCTTTATCAGCAGACGCATTATCTAAAACATTTAAACCAGTTAATTGTTTAAGTATTTTTTTTTCTACTTCTTTAACATTTCCGGCATTTTCTGCAACAGCAATTTGTCTATTATATAACTTATCTGCAACAGTTCCTTTTTCTACTATTCCTGATCTAGGAATAGCTTTACTTACTTCTAAAGCCAAATAATTATCTGCATCTTTTGGAGCAACTCCTAAATCTATAATTTTCTTTCTAGCATCATCTAACGGTTCTTTTAAAGATTTATCTATACCACCGGAATCAATAAACTTTTTAATTGTATCTTGAGATAATTTTTCTTTTGGTGTAGTAAATACTATTTTTTTTACAACTGCCGCTAATGGTAAAAAAGCTGCTGTTGCTGCAGCATCAATTGCTGCATATTTACCAGACTGAGCAACCGCCATATCTCTAAATTCATCATCATTCATATCTGGATTAAAATTATATAACTTACGACCCATATAAAGTCTTGCAAGTTCTCCAACAAATGCTGCTCCAGCTGAGCCTGATATTGTTCCAGCAGGACCTGCTACACTTCCAAAAGTACCACCTGTAATACTTGCTGCAATGGGTAATAAATCACCAGATATAGCAAAAAAATCTCCAGTATCTAAACCAGGTTGATTAGCTTTATAGAATTTATTATCACCACCTAATTCTTTTGGAATTTTAAATATTAAACCTTGATCTTTATAACCTTCTAATCCAACTTCTTTATTTTGTACTACTATTTGTTTTTTGTATTTATTTACTTTTTCTTCACCATACTTTTCAGTTAAGTCTTGTATAAGTAATTGTCTTGTATTATTTACTAAATCAGCTGGTGTATTAGAACTTAAACTTAAAGCACCTCTTATATCATTTGGTAAATCTTGATCAGTTCTTATACCAGAAGAATTAAATAATAATTCAGTAGAAGGTTTATATTCGTTTAGAGCACCTTCTAAATCAAACTCTTTTAATTTTTCATCATTAGCTACATCTTTTTTGATTTTATCAATAGATGATTTCATTAAATCTACATCATAACCGCTATCTTCTAAAAACGATTTACTATCTACAACTTTAGGTATTGCTACAGATTTAAAATCTTCTAATGAGATGTTTCCAGAAAGATAATTTACTATTGTATCTTTATTTACTTTAGGGTATTTACTTTGAAGATTTTCATATATGGCTTGTTGATTGGCATTTAGTTCCATAGTTCATTATATCCTAATTACTAATTTTTATTACCTTTTAAAAAATCTGTTTGCATATCAGTTAATGTTTGATCTACATTTTTTTCTTCAGCTGCAGTAGTTTCTTGAAAAATTTCAAAATTAGTTTTAGATGTAGGTGTAATTTGTGGTTTTAAAGTTGAATAAAAATAAGCAGAAGCAACTCTAAATGGACTACTTCTATCTGAACTTCCATATAATTCAACTAATAATTCATCTGATACTTGATCATTATATTGTTCTGCAACTTGTTTCATTGCTTTATCTCTTGCATTAATTGCAAAATTAATATCTTTTTCTTCAAAAGCGAGTTGTTTAGCTATATTACCTTCTAATTTGTAAGCTTCAGAGGCTGCTTTTTGCGCAGAAATTAATTTGACTAGAGCTTCAGGTGTAGTAGCTACATCACCAAGACCTTGTAATAATACTTGAATGTCTTTGTCAGATGCTGGATATAAATCTTTTACTTGTGATACAATAGCTTGTTTACTTGCAGAGTTTAATATTTCTTTAAAAGCAACATTATCTTCATCTATTAATTTAGTATTTAATTTACCATCAGAAAAATATTTATTTAATTTATCTCCTATTTCTGTACCAGCTAAAACTTTTTCTATAGGAAATAAAAATGATTCTAAAGTACCAGTAGGAATATCTTTACCTTCTGCTATTAATTTAAATGCTTCTAAATATCTTGTATCTAATGCATCAAATTTATTTTTATCACTTGCATATTTTTTAATATATGATTGATCTCCTTTAGTATATAAATCAAGTATTGCTTCTTCGTTTAAATCTCTAAATCTAGGAGGCTCGCCTTTCAATGCTTTTTGTAATTGTGCTTTCGATTTAATTAAATCTACTTCTTGTTTTTTTCTTTTAGTATCAATAGCTTCTGATTCTAAAAATCCTTTTTTAACTCCTGATGCAATTTTACCTATTGGAGATTTAGCTTGAGTAATAGGTGCATACGATGACGATTCAATTAAAGTATTTAAACCACTTAAAAAAAGAGTTGTTTTTTCTTTATCATCATAAATTGTTTCTAATTTTTTTTCTAATCCCTGACTAAATTTACCTAATGCTTTACCAACTCCTGATGCAAATTTTGCAAACCCACCTTTTTTTTCATCATCACCATCACCATTATCATTACCAGGATCTTCATTTTTAAGTGCATTTCCTTGTACATCAATATTAATTTTTCCATCTTCTTCTAATTTTTTTAATCTATCGTAATCTCTTTTTTCTGATCTTACTTCTGCAGCAATTAAAGCATCATCAATACTTTCTCTAAAATCAGCATTAGGTTGAGCTACACTTTCGATATCTGCATCTTTAAGCATTTCTTCATTAATAGCCATTAATTTACCTTTTTAAATTCAACATCTATTTTATTATAGTCAACCATTAAATAACCAGAAGGATGCACGGTTGATGCATCAGGAACTTGATGTGCCATAACACCTTGATACTTAGTATTATCTCCTTTATAATTAAAAGTATAAATGTTAATACCATTCTGAGATTTGCCAATTAAATTAATATTTTCTTTTAATCTTATATCAGAGGGAAAAAATGGTGCAATAGCTCCTGCTGCACCAACTATTTGTCCAAATGCACTTGGTGCACTTACTGGTGTTCCTACTGATCCTGTTCTTTCTTCTCCATAAGTTCTTATAGGCGCACCTGCTAATGCTCCAATCATTTGTCTTATTTGACCCGGTGCGTATTCTCTTTCTTCTATAAAATCTCTATATGCTTCTGTTAAACCTGCTTGTTCTATTCCTCTTTCTAAAGCACCTGCTTGTGATAAACCTTGTGCTGCACCCGATAGTGCACTAAGTTGAGTAGAAGCTGCACCTATTTGTGCTGCTCTATCTGCAGCAAATCTTTGAGCACCTGATTCAAATGCACCTTGTCTTAATCTTGAAGATACATCACCAACTTGATCTAAAAATCTTTCTCTACCTAAAACTCTTTCAACACCTTCTCTAGTTCCACCAAAAGCTCCTGAACGCACAGCTCTGGCAGCAAGATTTCTTTCACCTTGTAAAAATTGTTCTCCTAAATCTGATATCGTTCCTTGGATCACTTGATTAACATACGGATTCATATATTGTTGAGCAGTTGCAGTATCATACGTTTGTGCTCCCATCTGTGCTATCTGACCAGCTTGAGGTAAAATTTGTTGTGAAAATACATCAGATGCTAATTGTTCTTGAGGAGTAAGTTGTGCTATACGTTGACCAGTATATCCAACATACGGCTGTGTAAAAACGTCCTCTGCTGATCTTAATGTACGTTCTTGAATTTCTTTAAAATATTCAGGAATTTGAGAAGTAACTGTTGCTGAACTTGGTGCTTGAACTACAGTTGTTTTTGGTTTAAAAAGACTACCCATTGATTATATATGTTCCTCCAATATTTTTATATCCTAATTTTAAAAAAGCATTATGTTTTCTAAAAACATCTTTACCTTGCATAACCTCTAGAATAGTAGTAAGATTATTTTTAGCAGCATACTCTTTTAAAACTAACATTATTGCTCGAAAAGCTGTGTAACTTCTATGCTTAGGATGAACATGTAGCCATAGTGTTCTTAAAAATTTTTTATCACTATACCACGTGTCATCTATTGTTGCAGCTAAAGTTCCAACAATAATATTTTCTTTTTCTAATACTATAACAAAGTTATGTTTAATGTAAAATATAATATTTTCCAATATTTTAGAGTTATTTATATTACCAAAATTAAATGGTGCTTCTTGTAGCCAAGTTTTAAGACAATCTCTTATTTTAACAGCATCTGATATTTTAGCCTGTCTTATAGTATATTTATCTTTTTCCATCTTGTTTTGCGTTTATTCTCATAGTACCTAATCTCCAATTTTGATTAGTGCTATCGTTTTCTATTTTAAGAGATACTTGTCTTCCTCTTATTCTTGTATTAATAAATCTAGTAGAAGGTTCTATCGTTTTAACTTCTCCCGAAGTTTGACTATCACTAGGATAATCTCTTGATTTTAAAGTTACTTTAACATTTCCTACTTGATCTTTAAAATCTGGTATAATTTTATTTATAAAAGTAAAATTTTCTCCATCTGATATATCCGCATCTCCTGATTCTATAAAAGATGTAAGTGCTAATCCATCTGCTTCTGTTCCTATTTCTTGATTGTAGATTAAAGATACACCATTTGATAAACCATTTATTGTTGATAAAGTATATGTGTTAGTATTAGTAAAGTATTTAGATGCTATTGGATTTTGATAAACTTGATTATCTAAATAAGAAGTTCTATCTAAAGAACCATAATGCCATGTATTTTCTTGATAATTATAAGCAACCATTCTATCTATGTAATTTGAATTTGAAGAACAATAAAACCAAATGACTTCTGAAAATTCTGAATTTTGTGCAGCATATACTTGTTGATATTGTGTTTTATTTATATCATTAAATACATAATTTAAAACAGTGCAAGGTATTTCTTGAACAGCTCCTGTATATCTAAAAAACTGTCCATCGGACATCCAGTAACTTATATCATCAATCACTATCGAGCTATATAAACCTACTGCTCCACAATCATTACCTAGTTGTCTAAAACCAAAAATAAAAGGAGGACCAATAAAAGACATAATATGTAATGTAGAATCAGTCCATATTAAAATACCACCTTTAGAATTTTTAGCTGATCTTATTTCTGATCCTCCTACTATTCTTTGAGAACCAGCTGAATTAGTTACATTAGCAACAAATGAATCATAATTTTCTTGATCTGAAAATCTAACAAATAATTTATCTTGACTTGATGAATTACCTATTTCTGTTTCAGTTCCTAAACATACAAAATGTCTACTATCAGTTGCAACAACAGAAGTAACTGTAGAAGTAGGTGCGTTTGCCACAAGTGTTAATTTATTAGAATTACTTATACCAGCAGAGGTATCGTAGTAATATGTTTTACCATTTTTTCTTGTAACTAAAACATCTTCTCCCCAATTATTAACTGTATAAGATGCTAAATCCAAAGTTACATCAGATGTAGTTCTAGGCGTATTCCATGTAGATGTACTCCATGTACCTGCACCCCAACCATAACCAAATGTTTGAATATCTGGTCCTGTTGCAATTTGATAAACTGCATCAACATTACCTGTTGTAGTTACATTAGACGTTGCTGCGTTAGGACTTTCAATCGTATAAGCATCAGAGTTTGTAATAGTTTTAATTTCAAATTCATTATTTATAACAGTATTAGAAATACCTCCAACATTAGCTACACTTAAATTAGAAAAAGTTACAAAATCTCCTGAAAAAGCTCCATGACCAACATCATTAACTACAATAGTAGTATTTCCTGTTGTGGTATTAAAAACATTTGTTAAATTAGCAGTGCTTCGAGTAGGAGTAATATCAGCTACATCATTAGAAGAATATACATATATTTTTTTATTTGATGGTATTATTGCATATCTACTTCCATCTAAATCATAATAAGAAAAAAGACCTCTTACTGCACCTACAAAATATTCATCTGAAAATTTATTCCATCCACCTATTTTTTGTGGAAGACCTTTTCGAAATCTAATATTATCTCCGTCTATCCATCTTCCTTCGTTTCCTGTAGGTGTATTTTCAGTATTTATACCGGGAATAAAATTTATTTGAGTTAATGGCATTTACTAACATTTAAGTTTTTTGTAACATATCATTTTAATTACTTGGGTAATTAATTACAATACTATTATTTACAGAAACATTTCCATTTTCATCAAATGTAATCGTTCTTGGTTCATTGGAACTGTATGTATTTGGTAAATCTCTCAAACTGTTTCTATATGATTTTATATTTTCTTTAAAAGAAGAAGAAACTGGAAAATCTTCTACCATTATTGTATCAGTTGTATATAACCAAGTGTTTCTTTGACTTTTTACTCTTTCCCAAGTATTAAAATAATCATCTTTTTCTTTTTGTAAATCTTCTTCAACTTTTTCAAATCTTTCACTTATTAAATTTATTTCCTCTTGATTTGCTTCTCTAGTTCCACCGTTTGCTAGTTCAACCTCATTTAAATTATTTTCATCATCTATTTGAATAGCATGTACATCATTAAAATTAGACCAAAAAGAATTGTCTTCTATACCAACAAAAGATTTATTGTTTTTTATAATTGTTTTATCATCTTTTATTAAAGTAATTTTCATTTTTTTCTCCTAAGTTTTTATACAAAAATTTGTTGATACATACGGTTGTAATACAGACATAGATGAACCAGAAAAAGAACCTGAACCTGTATGATTATGTGATCCACCACCACCTGTGTTTGCTGTTAAAAATCTTTTACCATTATTATCAGCTCCTGTATTTCTTAAATGTGCTGATATACTACCTGTACTACCAAATTCACTGTGACCTCCTTCACGGTGATTATGTGATGGAATTGTAGAAGTTGTTAAAGTTTTATTAGCAACTGATACAGAGATACTTCCAGAAGGAGTTTGAGTAGAACTTCCTCCAGTATTACCTATTGCAACTGAACTTGATTTACCATAAGCAACTTTGTCTTGTAAATCTGGTAAATTAAATGTAGAAGAACCATCGCCTGTTCCATAAGTAGTTCCAATTACTGAAAATAAAGATGCATATGTTGTTCTTGAAACAGCTGATCCATCACAATCTAGAAAACCTGTAGGAGCTGTATTACTTCCATAAGAAATAATAGTTCCTGTTTTTACACCTGACGCTGAATATCTTGTAGATTCATATGTTGCCATTTATTATTTCTCCTTATACGTCCATCCTACTGTTGCATTAACATAAACTAATGTAAAACCAGCACCTTCAACTGCAACTGTTAAATTAGAAGTACCATTTAATAAATTTGATCCATTACGATCAACTGTTAAATTATTTGTATCAAAAGTGTATTTACTATCTATTATACTTACTTCATCACCAACAGATGGAGAAGCTGGTAAAGTTACAGTAACTGTATTACTTGATGTATCAACTAATAATTGAGATCCTGCTTGAACTGTTTCTGAAGAAGTTATTGCTCTCCAATTTTTAAACTCTAAATCTTTTACAATATTAGTGCCGTCACTATGACATATATATTTGTTACCTTGTGCTAATAAAAAACCACTGTTACCTGTTACTTTGAAAGTTAAAGTGTTATTAGCATGAGTTGTACTATCTATTATTGTAAAAAATTTTTCTCTACTTGCAGGAAAGTTTACATTAACATTAGATGTTAATGTCCCTGTAAAACTTAATACCATATTTCTTGCATTTGATTCTTGTTGTTGATTCATTGATAATGTTACATCAGTATTTGACAATGCAATAGATTCAACACCTGATATTGCTTGTTCTATTAATTCTAAATTTGTATTGGTTTTAGTACCCCAAGTTCCAGAATTTTCACCTGAAGCTTGTAATTCTAATTCTAAATCTGTAGAAAATGTTGATGGCATTTAAACTCCTTAAAAAATTAATATATTCATATTTATAGAATTGTCTATATGTTTGTCCATGTTTCTACGCTTGTATTTGATAATATATTAGTCCATGTTTCTACATTATTATTACTTGTAATGTTTGTCCAATTTTCAGAATTAGGATCAACAATAGGATCCCAAAATCTTAAAGTATTTATGCTTGTATTTATTTCATTTCCTGATATATTTAAAAAATTATTTGTAGAAAGAATAATATCATTTAAAGGTATAGTAATCTCTGAACCAGAAACTGTTATATTAGCTCCTGCAGATATATTTGTATTATTTATTAGAGATGATAATTCTTGACCTAAAATACTTAAAATTTGATCATGTCTAATGCTTACATTTCCAGTAAATGTATTTATTTCATCGCCAGTAATTGCTACAAAACTTGCAATACCTACTGATGCATTAGATACTTCTACGTTTGCTTCAAGTGTAGGAGTATTAATAGTAATTGCTCCACCTGCAGAAACTGCAAAAGAGTTTACAGTAGATTGTAAAAATTCTCCTGTAATAGGAGTTAAAGCTGTTGCGGTTATAGATATGTTGTTTAAATTTATATTAATTAAATTAGGTGTAATATTAACTACAGACTGTGCTGCAACTGTAATATTATTAGAAACGATAGATAATTGTTGACCTGTTATATTAGTTAAAGATTGTCCTGATATAATTACATTAGAAATTGCACTTTGATTTTGTTGACCAGTTATACTTGCATTTGCTCCTGCAAAAATACTAATATTACTTTGTGATAAATTTAATTGTTGACCTGTAATTACAGAATTTGCTCCTGCTTTTGCAGTTACATCATTTAAATTTATATTTGCTAAATTGGTAGAAATAGTAACATCAGCACTAAAAAAAATTTCAGAAAAAGCTGATTCAGAAAAAGCTTGATGACCTAAAAGCATGATTACGCTCCTGGATCGATAATGTTATTGCCTTCTATTGCGGCCCATTCTTGAATTTCTTGATAGTGTCTATTTTCTGTATTATGTGGTACATTAGAGATTTTACCATTTTCAAATGTAACTCTGTAATTTTCAAAGTTTCCATCTACATATACTTTTTCTACTGTACTAATCATATTTATAGCTCCGCATCTGCTTCATATTGAAATGCCAATCCATCTCCACCATCATTAGTAACACTTGTTAAATAACCAATTCCACTTTCAGATACTCTTCCAGTATTACAGGGATCATCTGCACTATGATTACCAGCAGATGTTCCTGTATCTGAACAAGCACCACTTGTTCCTATTAAAGAATATGTTGTAACTGTTGGTACAGTTCTCATTCTTTTAGGAAACCTATGATTAACAGGTACATTTGAATAATTCGATAATCTATCTCCAAAAACTGCGTTCCTATCCTCAGCAGCAAAACCACCCCATTGAGCAGCTTCTTGTGATACAGTATAGTATCTAATACATCTTTCTAAATTTACATCAAAAGGCAAAAACTCAAAGTCGCTTGCAACTTGGCCTGCCTCTAACTGAACTCCAGTTATGTACCATTCATTACTTGTGCTGTCAGCTAAATTTACTTGGCCTACTGCGTAATCTGCTGCACTATAAGCACCCCAAGAAGTTTGTAAAGTGCCTGATGTAAAATTACTTCCAGCTAATAAATTAAAATATAAAACAGCACTTTCTCCATTATCATTACCAAATGCACCAGTTGTGTCTCCAGCATAAATAATCGTTTTCTTTTCCCAAGTTGATGCTGATGAAATTGTGTAAGATTTTGATATGTTTCTTGTATTGTCGTTGTCATATAAATTAACAATATAAGTTCCTGTCTTGTTTGATTTAACCCAGAATGAAAGTGTAAGACTTTCTGCACTTGATGTGCCTTTTTTTAAATATTGTAAATTTTGACCTTCAATTTTTTGTCCAATAAAAATTAAACTAGAAGCACCTGTACTAGCATCAGCTGTTGTGCAATCCATCTTTAATGATGTTGCAAAACCTTGTCCAGTTGGTACATCAGTTGATTGAGTTTGTGTAAACTCTGCGGAAGGTGAACCACTTTCACCAAAATTCCATCTATCGCAAGTATGATAACCAGCGTCTCCATTTCCTAAACCAGTAGCCGAAGTTCCTCTTTGTGCTATGCTCATGTCACCATTGATGAGGATGTTTCTGAAGTTGATATTGTTATCAAGTTTCGATTGAGGTACATCCTCGATCATGTTTGTTGTATCTATTTTACTTAATGCCATAATTAACTTCCTATTCTAAATCCGTATAAACCTGTTCTTGTGGTTGTACTATTAGTTGTTCTCGCACCACCTGAAATCTGAAGTGCATATAATTCTACATAATCTCCAGCAGACAATTGTAAATATTTTATATTTAATCCTGCGCTTTGACTATCACCAATGTCAATCCAATTATTCATTCCATTACTTTCAAAATTTCCATTAACATATAAACCAATATGAAGGCTATTGCAGTTTGCAGAAAAACTTACTTGACCACCTATACAGTACAGACCTCCCTCTCCATTAGGCACTGTAAATTTAGAATCAGAACATGCATTATTTGTATCAGTGATTGTAGTAGCTAAAGTTATTTTACTTACTGCACTATCGTTTAAAGACTGTGTTGAAGCTGCAACTAAATTAAAAGCAGGATGATTAATTTTCTGCGCAGTTAGATTACCACTACCATCACTGGTAAATAGTGTGTTACCATTGAAGTCTTGATACTGATTTACTTTAATTATTCCTGCCATTATGTTCCTATCCTGTATCCTGCAAAATTTAAATTTTGTGAAGTTGAAGTATTTCCTACAATAGCTGGACTGCCAGAGGATACATCAACAAAAATTTTAACTTGAAAATAATCTGAACTTCCATTTGCTTCTACCATAAAACTTTGAGTAATAGGCAATGCATGAGCTGTTACTCCACTTGAACCGCCTTGATTTAAATTATAAATATTTGTATTTATTCTAGTTCCATTTTTATAAAGTCTTCCACTTGCTTTAATTAGCTTATCGTCTGTTTGAGAAAAGGCATCTAACGTAAAATATAAAAAATATTTTCCAGCTACGTTTGGTGTAAACTTGTAATTTCCAGCAGTATTATCAAAGCAATTTCCTGTATCAAACTGTTCATTAGGAAATTCTACTAATGTCTCTGTAGCATCACTTAAATTTTGTTGTCCATTACCTAAAGCACTAAAAGCTGGATATAGAAAACTAGACTTCGCACCTGTAGCCAAAGTAAATTGATCTCCAGAACTACCCAGAGTTACTGTGCCGTTGTCAGCTATTGGTTCTATATTAGTTGCTTTAATTGTTCCCATATTATGTTCCTATCCTGTATGCTCCAAAATTTGTTGCTTTAACTGAATCTACTGAAAATGTAGCTGAACCAGCTGTAATATTAACATAACCATAAAATTCTACATAGTCTGAAGAACCGTTCATGTCTATAATATGAGAAATCATAATAGTATGTTGTTTTTCATAATTTGTATAAAATTGAGTAGTTGATGCAGCATATTCAGAACCATTTTTATAAATAGTTGGTGTCATTGATGCTAAATAATTATTACCACTAGCTTTTCCTAATAAATTTACATAAACTAAATATTTACCTGCAACCGTAGGTGTAAATCTGTAATTAGTTGAATTGTCATAACAATTATCACTATCAAAAACCTCTGTATCACATTGCACTTTTGTATCAGTTGCATCCGATACACTTTGAGCTGATGATAAATATGCTTCAAATGCTGGAGTTAATAAATTACTTTGTTTAACACCAGATGCTAAAGCGACTGTTTCACCAGACGCACCAATAGTAATTGTACCACTACCTTGTGAAGATTGTTGTTTAATATTATCTACAAATATTGTTCCCATTATACTACCGTCAATGTTCCGTTAACTGTTACTGTGCCTGTAAATGATACTGGACCACATAACATCATGTTATCTGTTGCAGAAACTGTTATTGATTCTGAAACTGTTGCTAGGTTTTTATATCCACCGTTGATTGCAGAAATCATTCCTGCTTGAATGCTATTGGCTCCTGGTTCAACATTACCGACTGATTTACCTTGGAACACTACATAGATATTATTAGTTCCTGTTGGAGGTGCTGCTGTAAAAGCTAAAGTTGTACCACCAGATATTGAATAAGCTGAAAATGGATCTTGTCTAACATTTCCAACAAAGACTTCTACTTCTGCAGTGTTGGCCACACTTTGTGAAAGTGTAAAATTTGTTTCTGAATTATCACCGCTGAACTGTTGAGAGTTCATGGTATTTAAATTTTGTTTCGGAGCGTTTCCTAAATAAGCCATGATTCTCCTTACGTACTTATATCATCTACTGCGCCTACCACTACATCTAAAGATGATGCCGTATCTGATTTAGCATACAGTTGATCTCCAGAAGCAAGAACAATTTTACTGCCCCCATCAATAAGCTCAAGAGATCCACCACTAACTATGGGCGCATTCTTAATTAAAAAATAATTAGATCCACCTCTTTCGATATAAACTTCTACATTTATTGTTGAAGTTGTAGTATTAGCTAATCTTACACTAATTAAACAATCAATACTGTTAGTAGCTCCACCTAAAAGATCTACTGCTGATGTCCCTATATTTCTTTGAATGTAGTTTTTAAAATTTTGAGCCATAATTATCCTTATACTAGAGTGCGATTGACATTGCAATCACGAATCCAGAACTAACAGAAGTTGATGCTGCCCACTCGGGAGCATTTCCGCCAGAGTTTACTTGTAAAATATGTCCAGCTGATCCTAATGCTAGACGTGCAGGTGTGTTTGCTGCCGATGCATATGGCATGTCTCCTTGTGTTGTTAATACCATATCCATTGTTTTACTTGCAGGAAAAGTACAAAATACATCAAGTGTGCTTGAACCACCTGTATTGAAATCAATTTTTGAAGTGTTACCTGCAGAATTTGTAATAACCGTAGTTCTTTGTAAAGTTGTAGAAGCTGAAAGAGTTCCTACACCTATTTCAAAATTATTCGTGCCTTGTTCAAAAATACAATAGTAAGTCGTATTAGAAGTTCCAACACCACTATTAAATGTTATAAAACCACTTACAGCACCTGCAAGTGTAATGTCACCTGTGCCTTGTGTTGTACTGGTTTCTTTTACTCTGTCGTTTAAAACCAAAGCCATTTTATTCTCCTACTACGATGTTATACTAATAAGCGAGTCTGTTCCAGCAGGTGTACCTGAACTTGTGCTTGGGAACGTGATTGTAAATGTTCCGTTTGAACAAGATTTTGTTCCACCAAAATCTAAAACAACAACTAACTTATCAGACGCTGAATTATTATATATAACTCCATAAGCTGCACCAAAAGTTG